GTATCAAGAATTTGATAAGTTAAACGCTAAAAGTGAATCAGAGCTTCAAATGAGAATGGTTGAAATATTCTGTAAAGTATCAAGGCAAGTCGTGATGAGTATGAAAGCGAATGATATAATAGAAATATGTAATATTATCAATGTTATGTTTGATACTAAATATCAATTAATAAATACTTTCAAAGTAAACGGTCAAGAATATGGCTTTATACCTAGTCTTGAAGATATGACCTTTGGCGAATATGTTGATCTTGATACTTACATTGGTGATGACGATAATCTACATAGAGCTATGAATGTCTTATTCAGACCGATAGATATTAGAAAAGGTGGTAGATATATAATTGAAGACTACGATCCAGATAAAAACGAAAGAGCAAAAGATTTTCCTTTAGACGCTTGTTTAGGTGCAGTTGTTTTTTTTTATCATTTAGGCAAGGATTGCTCGACAGTTATGCTGAACTCTTTGAACAAAGCGAACGAGGAGAACTTAGTGCAATATCTGGCTTCACAACCAAATGGGGATGGTACAATTCAATCTATGGAATCGCTCAAGGGGATATTACAAAATTTGAACATATCACTAAATTAAACGTACACGAATGTTTAACGTACTTGACATTCACAAAAGAGAAAAACGAAATAGAAGCACGAAATATTAAAAACAAATTCAAATGAGTAATACAGGAATAAGAGGATTTTATTTATTAACTGAAGCGATAGAAAATGCACTTTTAAATGACGTAAATGTGAACACAGTCACGACAGGCGACATCTACGATATTGACTTGAAAAAACAATCTATATTTCCGTTGTGTCACATAATAATAAATAATGTAAGTGCGAATGAATCTGTTTTAGTTTTCAATGTTTCTGTTTTATCAATGGACATAGTTGATGAGAGTAAAGAAGAAACAACTGATATATTTAGAGGTAATAATAATGAGCAAGACGTTCTTAACACACAATTAGCTGTCTTAAATAGTTTAGTTCAAGAATTAAGAAAAGGCAATTTATATAATGACAAATATCAACTAGACGGCAACGCAAACTGTGAGCCTTTCTATGAGAGATTTGAAAACAAACTAGCTGGTTGGACAGCAACTTTTGATGTGTTTGTAAATAATGACATCACGATATGTTAAACAGTAAAGAAGTAGAAGAAGAACTTAATAAGTTCGCTAAATATGTAATACAACAATCAAGAAACAACTTAACTAAAGGTGCAACTCCATACGGTACTTACAATGACACTGGCAGCTTATATAATAGTCTAGGTCACTTCGTAGATAGAACAGCAAACGGTTACGCTCTTAGTCTTGAAATGGAAGACTATGGTAAGTTTAAAGATAGAGGTGTTAAAGGAAAAGACACTAGCAAGAAAGCACCAAATAGTCCGTATCGTTTTGGAAGTGGCACAGGACAAAAAGGTGGCTTAACTGATGCGATGCAGAAATATGTAAGACGTAAAGGTATTCAATTTAGAGAAAGAAAGAAGAAAGGTGAGAAAGGTAGATTTTTAAGCTACGATCAAACAGCTTTCATAATTGCTAGAAGCATATATAAAACAGGTATAAAATCAAGTATGTTTTTCACAACTCCATTTTTAAGAGCTTTCAAAAGACTACCTGATGACTTGCTAAAAGCTTACTCTCTTGGAATCGATAGACAAATAAACTTAACATTAACAAAGAAATAAAATGGCAAAAATTAATGTAAGAAGTCCTTACTATGTATATTATAATCTAAGCAAATTAGAAAGTGCTGAATTAAGGCTTTGGATATATACAGGAACGCAAACAACTTCAAGACCTACAACACCAACTTATGTATTAAGTGCATCAGCGGTAAACTTTACAGTCAATTTTGAAATAGCAGAACTTGTTAGGGATTATATGACTTACAATGCAGACGATTATGAAACAGAAATTGTGTGGGTTGATTATCAAATACGGAGAACTGTTAGTGGAGTTAGTGGGAACTTACCTTTAGTTGAAAACAAAGCGTTTTACGGTTACGGATATTTTCAAGAGGGCATTAACCCTCAAAACGATAGCGGACTATTACAGTCAAATTTAACAGTAGTTAAACTAGACGATGCCCCAGTTGTTTTGCCTATTGACACAAGTAAAGTTAGTACTGTGCAATATTATTCAGAAAATCAAGAAGTTTACGAGGAGAATTTTACACCAACAACCACGTCATCAACTCAAATACAATACGTTTCAAATACTGTAAACGGAACAGACGAATTTGCAGATAGGGTTTATAGAGATAACGGTACTTTTGAGAATAGTATATGTTTACACGAATTTTTAGATACTAATATAACGTTTCCTGTTGATACTATTTACATTAATTCAACAGAGGGTGTTTCAGTTGTTAAAGTACAAAACATTACAGAGTGCAAATACGAGCCTTATAAATTAAGTTTTATAAACAAGTTTGGAGCGTTGCAAAATCTTTGGTTTTTTAAGCGAAGCAATAAACAACTATCAACTAAAGCAGAGGACTTTAAAAGAAATACACTTGTAGCAAATAGTTATGATGTAGATAAGCACCAACAGAAAAACCTATATAAAATGGGTAACGAAAAAATGGACTTAAATACAGGGTTTTATCCAGAGGAGTACAACGAGGTATTTAAACAAATGCAATTAAGTGAGGACTGTTGGATTGAAATAGACAATGTTGTTTTGCCTGTTAATGTAAGCGACAGTAGTTTTAGCTACAAAACAAGTTTAAATGATAAACTAATTAATTACAATATAAAAATAGATTTTGCTTTTGACACTATAAACAATATTCGATAAATGCAGATAATAGACTTATATATTAGAGATGGTAATAAATATACTAGCGAGGGATTTTTCCCTACACAAACTAGGCTTGTAGATACTTCAACAGATTTCACAATAGGTGATTTTAGAGTAGGTCAATTAATTAAAAATTTAAGTTCTGGAACTATTGGCTCTATAACTGCAATTGCACCAGGCGGAAACGTTAATACACTAGATATTGACGGCGGAGCTTTCCCAAACCTAGCAGGTCAGCCTTACCAAATTTATGATCATTATACAAAACTAGAATTATTCAAAGACGAAAGCGTATCAATTACAGATACTATTCAAAACGTAAAAGACCCAGCTAAGATATTTGCACCGTTTAGCCAACAGTTTAGCGTCCCAGCATCTAAGCATAATAATAAATTTTTTAAGCATTATTACGATAGTGAAATTCAAAACAGTTTTGATGCTAGATTTCAAGGTGACGGACTTATTCAATTAAATGGCGTAAACTATAAAATAGGTAAATTACGTTTGACTTCAGTTGAGTTAAAAAACAACGTAGCCTATTCTTATAAATTAGTATTCACAGGCGAAACGGTTGAGTTTAAACAAATACTAGCAGAGAATGAATTAAGCTCTTTAACGTACCCAGAGAGTTTGAATTTTGAATACACAAGCGATTTTGTTAAAAGTAAATTACAAGGAACTGCGGAGGGTGACGACTTAATATTCCCACTTATAACGCATAGTAAAAATATGCGATTTAATTATGCCAACAATGGTGGATATAGAGATGCTATAACAGGCACAAAATTAAATTATGCAGATTTAAAACCAGCGTTAAAAACTAAGGTTATAATTGATGCAATACAAACTATATATCCACAAATTGTATTTAGCCAACAGTTTTTTAATAGTACAGTTTTTAAAAAACTATACTTATGGCTTCATAGAGAAGAAGGCTATATGAGTAATTCAAACGATGGTGGCGGAGTTCAAACTATTGTTTCTAAATTTCATTACCGAAATAATTCAGACTTTAATTTTGATAGTGGAGTAGATGTAAGACCAGCAAGACCTAGATTTGAACAAAGAGATTTTTGGCATAGAGAAAGTAGAGTAGAATATTATTTTAGTCTTACCGTTAATGTACCAGACCCAAACTTAAATTATACAGTTCAAATTTTTAATGCTGAAGACAATTCTATTTTTTATGAAGAAAGTTTAACAGGGACTGGAACGGTAAATTGGTTAGCTACTCGTTATTTAACCAACCTTGCAGATAGGATTTTAAATTTAAATTTTGTAATAAGCACCGAAAACACATTGGGTATTAGTCAAAGTTTACAAGTAGAACAACGCTATGTAAGGAGAGGAAATGTATCAATTGACCATTCTGGGTATTACTCAAGACCAGCTGAAACGTCACAAAATATTGTAAATATAGCTAATCAAATGCCTAAAATGAAAATATTTGATTTTCTAAAAAATATATTTACGATGTTTAATTTGACTGCATATAAAGAGGACGGTATTATAACGGTACTACCTTTAGACGATTATTACAACGCTGGTAAGGTTTACGATATTACTGAATACGTAGATACCAGCAAAAAAACTGTATCTAAGTTACTACAGTTTAAAAATATGATATTTAATTTTAAAAGTAAAAAATCTTATTTAGTTCAATATTCAGAAGAATTGCAAGGTAATATATTTGCTCAAGAAAGTTATGGCAATGATGAATGGGATGGTGGCGATTACAAAGTCGAAGTTGGTTTTGAGAAAATGATGTACGAGAGAATATCAGACGAGATAACAGGCGGTTTAACTACTATCGTTCAAGGTGCTATGTTAGATAAAAAGTTTGAGCCAACAATAGGCTCTCCTTTATTATTTTATTGCTTTAGTACAACAACAGGATACCCAATAGCATTTGACAATCTCGATGGGACTGATGTTGCGATAAATCCTTATTTAAGACCGTCAAACTCTATATCAAATATTACAACAGGCTCTATAAGTCAAACATTAAATTTTGGTATTGAAGTTGATGAGTACACACTAGGTACTGGTAGTGCAGCACAACAAAACCAGTCAAATGATTTATTTACTAAGTATTACAGAAATTATGTAGCTAATCTATTTGCTAGGAATTCTAGAAAAACAAGCGTGTCTGCTTACTTGCCTTTGAGTATTATTTTAAAATATAGACTAAATGATATATTTGTTATAGGCACAACAGAGTATAGGATAAACTCTATAAAAACAAACTTACTCACAAATAAGAGTGACTTAGAGCTATACAATTTAAACGTAAATACTTCGCAGAGTTTAAACGGACAAAGTCAAAACTTACAAAGGGTTGAGAATTTAGAAAGTACAGCTAAAACAAGTAGTTCAGTTACTTTAGAATGGAGTTCTTTGCAATCTGATCCGAATTTTGTACGTTACGAAATATATCAAGACGATGAATTTATAACAACAGCTGCGAGTAATGTTACTTTAGCCACCTTAATTTCATTAGATAGTGACACAACTTATAAGTTCTCACTAAGAGCGATTTACGATATTGATAGCGAAGAAGTTGGAGCATTTGACACAGATTTATTTGAAACAACATTATGATAAAATTAATAATAGAAAGTTTAAAATACGCAAACGGAGAAACTGAAAATTTGCGAATAGCACAAGGTAAGTATAAACTACCTATGACATTAAAAGAGGGTTACAAGGCTTTAAAACAAGAGATAAAATGGCAATAGAAAAAGTAATTGAGATTAAATTATCGGCACAAGAAGCTGAAAAGAATTTAAAAGCAATAAATAAAACTTTAGAAGAACAAAGAGAGATTCTTATTCTTTTAGAGAAAGAACTTCTTGATGTTCAAGACGCTCAAAATAAAACATCTAAAACAAATTTAGCAGCACAAAAACAACTTACTACACAATCTAATCACTTAAAATCTGCAATTAGAGATCAAAAGCTTGGTTTAAAGAGTCTTAATATTGAAAGGCGTGAAGCGGCAGATGTTTTAGCAGGCTTAAATAAAGGAAGCAAAGACAATATAAACATAATTAGAGCAGTCGATAAACTTACAGGTGGATATGCAACTAAAATAGTAAAACTTAAAAAGGGATTTCTTTCTTCTATTAAAGGAGCTAAAAGATTTATAGGTACTTTAAAGGGGGTTAAAGGAGCTTTGATATCTACGGGTATTGGAGCTTTAGTTGTGGCTTTAGGATTGATTGTAGCGTACTGGGAAGATATAAAAGGATTTGTAGATGGAACTACTAAGGCACAAAAAGAGGGATTAGCAGAAGCAGAAAAGCTTAGAGATGTTACTCAGAAACAGTTAGACATTACTAACTCAATGGAGAACACTCTTAAAGCACAAGGTAAAACTGAGAAAGAAATAAGAGACCTTAAAATACAACAGACTAATGAAGTCATTGCTGCAACAGAGGCTCAGTTAGCTCAGCAACAGTCAATGAAAAAAAGCCAAATAGAGGCTGCTGAAAGAAACAGAAACATACTTTCTGGAATTTTGAAGTTTTTAAGTTTACCATTAGCTATGGTATTAAAGGCATACGATTATATCACTGGAAGCAATACAAGTGAAATATTTGATACTGCTGCTGAATTAATATTTGACCCTACGGAAGTTGCAGAAGAGGGTAACGCTGCTATTGAGGAAACAGAGGCTCAATTAATAAAGCTAAAAAACACAAGAGACGGATATATACTTCAAGAACAGAAAGAGAAAAAATCACAAGCAGAGAAGACGAAAGCTAACAAGAAAAAAGAAGACGATGCTGAGATACAGGCTGAGAAAGACAAACAAGCTGCGTTAGAAAGAATTAGAAAAGGTGAAATTGACACTGAAGAAGAAAGACGTGCTGAAGAACTATTTCAAGTCCAAGAACAATATAGAAAGCTAATTGAAGAAGCTGATAAGTACAATCAAAGCACTACTGAATTAATAGAGGCGCAAGGCGTTAAAGAACAAGAATTAAAAGATAAGTTTGCACAGCAAGACAAAGATAGAAAAGATAAGGCAGACAAAGAAGCCGCTGAAAAGAAACTTGAAGAACAAGAAAAACTTATTGAAGAACTTGAACTGAAGAAAGAAAATGAAGAACTAAGTTTTGATGAACAAAGACAATTAATTGCTGATCGTGAACAGCTATTGATAGAAGATAAAACGCTTACAGATGAACAAAGACTTCAACTTGAAGGGCAATTTACAGATGCAAAAATAAAACTTGCTGAAGCTGAAGCGGCAGCTAAAGATAAAACACTAGGTGAAACAGCTGATGTTCTACAAAAATTTAGTGGCATTGCTGGAGAAGAAACTGCGGCAGGCAAAGCTTTAGGAATTGCTAGTGCTACAATTAACACTTATAGAGGTGTTTCTGATGCTTTAGCGGCTAAAACTGTAACGCCGTTTGAAACTGCATTAAAATTCGCAAACGCTGGAGCTATATTGGCATCTGGTCTTCAAAACGTTCAAAAAATTGTAAGTGTAAAAGTTCCGAGAACTAGCGGCGGCGGTGGGGGTGCAGCAGCAACGGGAGGATCTGCACCAGCTCCACCAAGTTTTAATGTAGTCGGAGCAAGTGAAACAAGCGTTTTAGCAGATACAGTCGCAGAGCAAACAAACGAACCAGTACAAGCTTACGTAGTATCGAATGACGTCACTACTGCACAAAGTTTAGAAAATAATATTGTTGAGGGTGCGACTTTATAAAAAACAAAATAAATAAAAAAACTTTATATATAATTATGAGAATAGTCGAATTGATATTAGATGAAGATCAAGAGCTTGGAATTGAAGCTATAAGTGTGGTTGAGAGCCCGGCAATAGAAGAAGATTTTGTCGCTTTAAAAAGTCAAGAGTTTAAACTTGCTGAAGTTGATAAAGAGCGTAGAATTTTAATGGGTGCTTTATTGATACCAAACAAGCCGATTTACAGACGTAATGGTGAAGATGAGTATTATATATACTTTTCAAAAGATACTGTCTTAAAAGCATCTCAAATGTATTTAATGAATAGCAAACAAAACAACGCTACACTTGAGCATCAATACGAAATAAACGGACTTAGTTTAGTGGAATCTTGGATAGTTGAAGACAAAGTTCACGATAAGAGCGTTAAGTTCGGAATGGACTTGCCTTTAGGAACGTGGGTTGGTAGTGTTAAAGTCAATAATGATAAGATCTGGAATCAGTTCGTGAAGACTGGCAAGGTAAAAGGCTTCAGTATTGAAGGATATTTCGCTGATAAAATGGAACGGCCGAACGATGCAGCAATAAAAGACGAACTTTCTTCTATTGAAGATGAAGAAGCAGAGTATTTATTAAATCAAGTAAAGTCAATTTTAAAGAATGAAGAAGTTGATCTTAAAACTTACGCTGATTATCCAGATGCTGTTAAAAACAATGCAAAGAAAGGAATTGAACTTAACGAGAAACAAGGCAATAAATGCGCCACTCAAGTTGGAAAAGTTAGAGCTAGACAATTAGCACAAGGCAAAGGACTTAGTAAAGAAACTATAAAAAGAATGTACTCTTATCTATCAAGAGCTTCAGAATACTACAATGAAAAAGACAACGAAGCTTGTGGCACTATTTCTTATTTGCTCTGGGGTGGAAAAGCTGGTTTACGTTGGGCAGAATCTAAATTAAAAGAATTAGAATTGTCTTCTGAAATTATCAATGAAACAATGGCAATAATTGATGGGCGTTTAGCATATTCAACAAAAGAAGAAGCTGTAAAGGCGGCTAAAGATATTGGTTGTGAAAAATATCACACACACGAATTTGAAGATAAAACTTGGTATATGCCTTGCGAAAGTCATAGTTTGAAGTCTCCTTGTTGGGACGGATACGAACAAAAAGGAACTAAAATTTTAGACGGAAAGACTGTGCCTAATTGCGTAAAAATAAAATAATGAAACAATTTGAAACGCCTAGTAGAACAAGTCCTAAAGGTGGCAGAAAAGGTTGTCTTTGTAAAGATAATACTTATTCGACTAAATGCTGTGACGGTACTTTAAGAGCCCAAGGAATTGGTAGTACGTCTTCTATTGGTGAAAGAATAGAGTTTTTAACACAAGAAGACACTTATTTAATACTTCAAGAAAATAATCAAAAAATATTAATATAATGCCAAATTTAAAAATAAGTCAATTACCAATAGCAACTGAATTACTAGGAAACGAAATAATTCCTTTAGTACAGGGAGGCTTAACTAAACAAACGACAGTATCTAAATTCAAAAATTACTTTGTATCTACTGATATAACGGTAGAGGCTGGTGTTGATGTAGATTTAAACGCTGCTATATATGATGATACTTTTATGTTCAAGCTATCGTGGACTGGTGGTAATGGCACGGCAGTTTATACTTTACCAGACGCAGTTGCTCATATTCATAGAAAAATAAGGTTTATATCTGACAGTACTTTTAACAGTCAAGATCACGCAGACATAACTCCAGCATCTGGGCAAACGCTAGACGGAAGTTCAAACGCATATAGAATAAACAAAGATTATGAAGGCATTACGGTATGGAGTGACGGCGTAGAATGGTTTATATTACAGAAAAAAGCATAACGAAAATACAAAATAAATTAAACTAAATTATATATTAATATGAAGTCAAACAATATGATTGAAAAAATCAAGAATGTGTTAAGCTTGAATGAAGAAGTAAAGCTTGAACAAATTAAACTGGAAAACGGAACTGTGATTGAAGCTGAATCCTTTGAAGAAGGTAAAGAAGTTTTTATTGTAACAGATGACGAAAAGGTCGCAATGCCAGTAGGCGAGTATATCCTTGAAGATTCTAAATTATTAGTAATTGAAGAAGAAGGATTAATTGCTGATGTTCGCGAAGTTTCTGATGAAGCACCTAGTGAAGAATCTGAAGAAGAAATGGAAGAAGAACTAGCTGAAGAAGCCGACGTTGCAGATTGGAAAGGAATGGAAAAAAGAATTAAAAATCTTGAAGACGCTATTGCAGATATTAAAGCTGAAGAAGACTTAAAAGAAGAACTATCAGCTATCGAAATGGGAAACAACTTAACTGTTGAGCTTTCAAAAGAAGTACCAACTGAAGTTGAAGCAGTATTAAGCGAGCCGAGTGCAGATCCTATCGTTTCAAATCCAGAGTCTTTCAAAGAGCTGTCAAAATTCAAGATAGGTTCAAACAGAAAAGCAAATACAATGGATAGAGTATTCGCAAATTTAAAATAAATAATAAATAACAACTAAAAAAAAATTCAAATGAGTTTAGCAATTACAACAACCTATGCTGGTGAATTTTCAGGAAAATACATCGCAGCCGCTTTGCTTTCTGGGGATACTCTAGCAAACAATGAAATTACAATCTTACCAAACGTAAGATACAAGTCTGTTCTACAAAAAGCATCAACTGACAATATTGTACGCGATGCAAATTGTGATTTTCAAAAAGGACAAGGAACTTTAACTTTAACTGAAAAAGTCTTAATAGCTGAGGAATTTCAAGTAAACCTTGAATTGTGTAAAAAAGAGCTTCACCAATCGTGGGAAGCTTTAGAGATGGGATATTCAGTTTTTGCAGAGATTCCAGCTTCTTTTTCTGATTTCGTACTTGGTCACGTTGCGGCTAAAGTAGCTGATAAAACAGAAAAAAACATCTGGCAAGGTGTTAATGCAAACCCCGGAGAGTTCGACGGTCTTGCAACTTTATTAGCAGCTGATGGAGATTTACCTGCAGCTCAAGACTTAGTTGCTGCCGCTGTTGATCCTGCTACAATTATAGCAGAGCTTGGTCGTGTAGCCGATGCAATTCCTACTGCTGTTTACGGGAAAGACGATTTAAGAATTTACGTATCTTCAGACATCGCTAGAGCTTACACAAGAGCTTTAGGAGGATTTGCTGCTGCAGGAGTTGGAGCAAATGGTTTCGACAACAAAGGAACTAATCAAGTTCTAGGTGGTTTATACTTTGATGGAATTCAATTAGTAGTTGCAAAAGGTATGGCTGACGGAACTATGATTGCAGCTGAAAAATCAAACCTTTTCTTCGGTACAGGATTGCTTTCAGATCAGCAAGAAGTTCGTGTTATCGATATGAGCGAAACCGACGGAAGTCAAAATATTCGAGTAGTGATGAGATTTACTGCTGGCGTTCAATACGCTCAAGTAACCGACATCGTTCTTTACTCTTAATAATTAATTAATCATTGAAAAAGGGTGGGTAAAATAACTCGCCCTTTTTTATTTAAAAAACTTAAAACCTATGGGATGCCTAATAACTAGCGGCCGTAAAGTACCTTGCAAATCAGCGGTGGGTGGTATTAAAACTATCTATTTCGCAGATTACGGAACTTTAGGAACTGCGACAATCGTAGCTGGAGAAATTACAGCTGTTTCTGGAACGCCAACGTGGTTTCAGTTTGACGTAAAAGGTAACAGTTCAATGGAAACTGCTATCACTTCAAGCCGAGAAAACGGAACAACTTTCTATGATACTACACTTAATATGACTTTGACATTTCAAGACAAAGCTACACAAGAAGAACTTAAATTAATCGCACACGCTCGTCCACACGTTGCTGTTGAAGATTATAACGGAAACTTCTTTTTAGTAGGACTTGAAAATGGCGGCGATGTAAATGGAGGGACAATAGTCACCGGAGCCGCAATGGGGGATTTGACGGGCTATACTTTAACGGTAAATGCTCAAGAAACTGCACCACCTTTCTTTGTAACATCAACTGTTATCACTGATGATGCTTCAGCGGTTCAAATTGACCCAACAGCATAATTAGTACTTTTACTTGTAAATTAGGGTTATCTTAACGGGTAACCCTTTTTTTATTTCTACACTATACAAAATATTTATTTTTTCTTTATATATTAATATGAAGTTAATCACTACAAGCGGAGTTAAATTGTTTAAAGTAATTCCAAGAGAATTTATTACTGGGAACATTGATGTTATTATTACAAATGAAAGCACAAATGTAACTTTGCCAACACAAACTGTTCAATCTACAATTCAAGGGAACTTTATAAAATTCACTTGTGATTTTGGAACTTTAGTTGAAGGAAACTTTTATACGATGGATATAAAATACAATGACATTGCAAATCAAGAAACTAGAGTTATATATAAAGATAAAATTTTTTGCACGAATCAAGCTGTTAATCAAGAAAAAGGTATTTATTACAGCATAAACAAAGATGAATTTGTTAGTGAAGATAGTTTTGATAATGAATACATAATAATATAAATATGAACGATTTAAGAATAGTAAATTTAAGTACTTACACAAGTCCTGATATTATTGAAAAATCAAGTAAGGAATACGTTTCCTATGGTGCCGATAATAATTATTTTCAGTATTTAATTGATAGATACAACGGCAGTCCAACAAACAATGCGATTATAAACGGAATAAGTCAAATGATTTATGGACGTGGTCTAGATGCGTTAAATTCAAATAAAAAGCCAGAACAATACGCACAAATGATTTCTTTGTTTAAAAAAGATATGGTGCGAAAAGTGTGTTATGATCTTAAATTAATGGGTCAATGTGCTATACAAGTAATTTATTCTAAAGATAGAAAAACAATCGCACAAGTTGAGCATATTCCAGTTGAGAATTTAAGAGCTGAAAAATGCAACGACAAAGGAGAGATAGAAGCATATTATTACTCGGATAATTGGACTAAAGTTAAAAATGTAAGTAGTACTCTTAAAATACCAGCTTTCGGTTTCAGCAATGAAAACATAGAGATTATATATGTTAAGCCTTACAGAGCTGGTTATAAATACTATTCCAGCCCGGATTATGCAGGAGGACTTCAATATGCAGAGCTGGAGCAAGAGATAAGTAACTACCACCTCAATAATATATTAAATGGTCTGGCGCCTAGTATGTTAATTAATTTCAACAACGGAACTCCAAATGCTGAGGAACGTCAAATGTTAGAAAACAGAATTTTAGAGAAATTTTCTGGGAGTTCAGCGGCTGGTAAGTTCATTTTAGCCTTTAATGATAATCCAGAAAGTGCTGCAACTATTGAGCCTATACA